CATCACGAAGCTCGTCGGCAACCCTTGCAGCATCATCATACTGCTCGGCCTGCTGGAGTTTGTCAGCCTTGTCCTTAAGCTCATCAATAATCTTCTTTAATTCATCAGACTTCTTCATCGATTAATTCTCCTTCCATAATTGCGAGCATTATCTCAGCTCTAACTTTGTTAATATTCTTATCCTGCGGTAAATCCGCAACCGGTTGCGGTTTTGGAGCTTCTGGCTTTTTGGAGTTATCCACAGTTTTGATACCTTCCGGCATTTTCTTGAATGCCTTGTATGCGCCACCCACACATGCAGCTGTTTGGGTAGCTTCCAACAATTCAACCTGGAACCTTTCAGAGGTCTCCTTGCCGGTGAGCCATGTGGTTTCTTCAACCATTTGATGGATAGCCTCAGGGGTTATACCCTCAGCTGCAACCTTATTGTAGGTTGTTTCCAACCCCTCCTGAATCACATCAAGGGCCTTGATAGCCTGTTCCATGTCGTGGGCATCGCCACAACAACATGTTGCTGGTTTGTGTATCATCAGATACGCATTGGATGGAATCTTTCTCACGTCAGCGGCAAAGAATATCTGAGTGGCGATAGAACAAGCCCAACCATCAACAACCGCTGTGGTGGGTCCCTTGTGGCGGGCTATCATATTAGCAATGGCTACACCCGCTGGAACAGAGCCACCATCAGAGTTGATGTAAATAGTTAGTGGTGCTTCATCGTCAATATCTGCCAGCTGCTTCTTGATGTCATTAGGCCACTGGTACCCGGTGCCAGGGTCTCCCCACGCCTCGAGGCAGCCGCCCCATTCATCATCAACAATGTCGCCGGTAATATAGATTTCTGCCCCTTCTGCTTTGTTTACGACTTTGAGCATCTTATCCTTCACCTCCTTCTGCCGATTGACTAGCCACTTTCTGCACATAGGCAATGCCCACATCCTCCAGCTTCACATAGGATCCGTTGACAATGTGAACATCGCCGCCCGGGGTTGGTGGCATATCGAGCTTTGCTCTCGCCTCGTTAGGCGAGTAGATGGCAGAGCTGACCATCTTCTGCAGAACATCAGCCTGTTGAGTAGGGTCACCTCTCAGAATAGTCCAGACGTTGAACTTGTAGCCAAGCCCTTCCTGTTGTTCTTTTCGGGTAAGCAGCTTACGGTTAAACTCTTGCTCATATAACGTGATGTTGTAAAGTAAGGTGTTTACATAGAAACTGAGACTTTGAGCTGCGCTATTTGCATAGCTAGATTTACTGTAATCATTCAGCTGATTGGGCTGGATGCCAAAGGCAGCCGCTATCTGTAGCGCGTTATATTTCTTCAGTTCGTAGAACTGGCTATCTGTAAGCTTAAGGTCAAGAGTCTGGATATCATATCCAACGGGCAGGGTTATCATTCGGCGCCCCTCATCCTTGGCCTGCTTCTCAATCTGTTTTAACATGACTTTCTGCTGATCCCTTGAAAGGTCTCCAACATATTTGACAACAGCGTTAGCTGTGAGTCCCTTCTGGTAAAGGTCATTGAGAAACTGCTGGGAGGCTTTGGAGCCCGCCATATTTGTGGCCAAGATTTCACGTACTGACTTACCGGCAAGGCCGGAGCGGTCAGTTACCCAGCTTTTTACGTGCAGCATATCCTCAGGGTCCAACCAGTATGACTTACCCAATTTGGTATCCGTGTAGTAGTAGGTATACTTTCGGCTAGTAAATTCCTCTGTGTTATTCACCCATATCTGAACCATATGAGGATCTAGGGGGTAGAGCCCCTTGACCTTGCCATTGATGCGCTCCACATAGACGTAAGCATTGCCGTAATGATTCCGACTAAATTCCAGATATGTGAAAAACTGAATTGGAGTGTATACGTTATTAGGTGAAACAGACAGAAACAGTGATGTTTCATGGTCTGTTTTTCGCTCCTTGTCCGGGCCCATCAGATACACCGGTATCTTACCCAGTGCCTCAGATAAAGTTTTGAGGCATGTAAAATAGGTTATTTCGGATAGGTCCGTACCATACTGCATAGCACTCTGACCACTAAAAAACAGCTCATTAATCTCTGATAGACTCATTGAGCTGCCCTGTGAATCGTTTTTAAAATAGCTTTTCAGCCTGTTTAGTATATTCATTATTCCCCTCCTTCCAAGGACTTGAGCCAAATATCCAAAGCCTCTTCACCGCTTGGACTGTTGGACTGCTTGCTTATCAGCCAAACCTTCCAGGCGTCAATGATGGCATCCACTGGGTCAATTCGCTCAGTCTGTGTCATTTTGTCTATCTTAATCTCACCAAAGCTGTTGGGTGCTGACTTGATAGCATTGATTACGCTCCATGTCATGAGAGCATTATCCTTGTCATAGCTTACCTGCCCGGCCTCCACAGACAAGGCAAAATCATTCGTTGGGTCATTGAGTGACCGGGCAGACTGTTTTACTTCTGTTATATCGCAGTCAATAACATCGTCAAGATCACCAAGAAAAGCAGCTGCATTATGGGCGTCATACCCACAACCGATAATCCTTATTTTATGCTTCTCAATGATACTCTTGAGGTCGGCTATGATGTGTTTGTAGTCAGTCTTTATGCCATACATCCCGGATGTCAGTGTGATTAATCCTTGATTGGCCCATACTCCATAAGGTGCCTTATCCGTTTTGATGTGCTCCGCCAGTCGGAGCTCCGGCATATAGCTATGACTCCAAATGTAAACATTGTCATCCATCAACGGGAACAGCAGGGCGATACTTGTAAGGTCTCCGCCAGATGAAAGGTCAATGCCAAGAAAAGCTTCCCTCGTGACCATATCTTTAATTTGCGTATGGGTGCCGCCCCGCTTCCACTTTGCCAAATCAATGAGTGCGCCGCCTGTGTAGGTTACCCACTTATTGAGGCTCTTGGTTTGGAAGTTGACCAGTTCCTCACCCTGCTTCTCTTTCGCTTCAATGGCCTTACTGGCATATACAGCCAGCTTCTCATTGTTGAGAGTGATATCATCCGGCTCAAAGAGTTTTAGAGGATTAGCCTTCGCCCAGTTCTCTTTGCTCCAGTCGTCGTCGTTATCATCCATCTCAGCTATATATACAAACAGGCTGTCCTTTTCCACCACACCCTCCAGCACCTTCTTGCAAAATTGATAGTGCTCATAACACGGTGATTTGAGATTAAAGCCTGCTGTTGTTATTGCTATGGTCAGCGCATTTTTAACCATATCCTGACCATCAAGCATCAGCTTATACATTTGGTTGGTTGGATGTGCGTGGTACTCATCAATGATTGCCAGGATAGTTCTGAAACCATCAGCTGATTTGGTATCTCTGCCAATGGCCTTTATCACGGTTCCGGTTACCTTGCTTGTTATGGTCCGGTCATGGGTGCGGATGTTATACAGCTCAGCCAAATCATGATCAGACTGGATGAACTTGGATACCTCGTCCCACACAATATTAGCCTGGTCCTGCTTGGTGGCTGTACAGAATATACGGCCATACTGGTACCCGCCAAATGTGGCAAAGTCGTTTGCTAATTCACCGGCAAGGAATGACTTGCCGTTCTGCCTGCCAATCTGTACATAAGCCTCACGGAAGCGCCGAATATCACTCCGCTTTTTTCGCCACCCAAATAGGCTCCCAATGATAAAATCTTGAAAGCCTCTTGTTGTGAGTGATTGTGCCTGCCCTTCTCCTATAGTTAGGGTGTTGGCTATTTCGATGTGTCGCTCAGCTTCTTCTGCATCGAAAATCCATTCTGATTTTTTATTGGCCATGTCGTCAATATGGCGCTGTGCTGCCAGCCTTTCACTTCGGCCACATATCCTTTTACCACTTAATATCAGCTTGGCATATTCTGTGGTTCTATCTGCCATTTGAACCAGTCCCCAGGAACTTGATAAATTTGTTTACTTCCTTCTCTTCCTTGACAGGAACAATGAGCTTAAGCCTGTCAGTAACAGCAAGCCCCAGCTTGCCGGAGCAAGTAAAAATATTCTTGGCAGACTGGTTGAGAATAGACACCCACGGGGATGGCATCTGATAGCCTGATTTAGTCTCGGTAACATGGCCCTTCTTTGCCAACTGCTGAGATGCCTCAATATACCTACAATAATTATCAGCATAGATAGCCAGAACGGACAGGTCCAGATTATCCAGCAACCCAACCTGCGCCGCATTCGCAACTACTCTGTCAAACTCCACGGCGGCAACATCAGGAAGCCAATCAGGAGCCTTGAGCTCATTTGTATTGACTTTTAAAGCTTTTTCGTTTTCAGCTCTTTGTTTTTTGGTTGCCTTAGCTACTTTACCTGTAGACATTGATACAACCTTGCGTGGTCGGCCCATTTTGACCCCCCTTTCGTTTTTTTGGCATTTTCTCCAGAGAAAAGAGTCCATGCGGTTCCCGCTTGTGGTCTAAAAACTTTTTAAACCACCCCCCGGGGGATAAAAAGCTATGGATCATCAAAGTTATTCTCACAATCCATTAGAACCCTATACAGTCTTCGCTGCATATCTTCTTTTTCTCTCTTTCCCTTGGCATATTCTGAATGTATCATCTGATGAGTTCCAGCACTAACAAAGATGATGTTTCGACCTACAAGGGCAAGTTCTGGACACTCATTGACGGGCTGAATATGATGTGCTATTTTTCCCGGTTCTATACGTCCCTTATAGAATTTGATATATTCATCTATGTAGCCAGCTCTGGAAGCTACAGCCTTTTGCAGCAGCTTCCAGCTCTTGCTATTGTAGAATGCTTTACTTTCCTGATTGCGGTGGTCGCGATCATACTCACGTTGTCGGGCAGCTTTACATGATGGACATCTGGCCCCCTGCTTGATGAGTTTGCCACAGCGGCTGCATATAGTTGTCAACATCGTAGGCCTCTTTTGCTATAAGTGAATGATAGCTGCATCAAAAAAGACACCCGTTAAGAGTGCCTTGATTAATTTTCAATGAATTTGTATAATATAGACAAGAAAGGTGCTACCGATAGACGGTCAGCCCCAATAAAGTTTGGTTATAGAAGAACCGCCCTTGGTTGGTAGCTGTGGGGCGGTTTTTCTATTGCTATGATTTAATTGCAACTACACAGATTGCAACGAGAAATACAACCGTTAAAAAGTCATAAATCGTCATAGGCAATACCCCCTTTCAGGGGCAAGGATTGACCGCCTACCTCTATGGTAACACCTTCAGTGATTAGTCTATGCCAATCACTTAAGGTTTGTCAATATGGACTGGCTTCGTACCAGTCTTTTTTATTTCCCCCCAACAAAAAAGCAGCCCAGGAGAGTGGAGCTGCTCTTTTGCTGTGAAAAAGGGGGGGGGGTATCAGTAATGAAAAAAGCGCCATGCCGACGCACAACGCTTTAAATATTTTCCCCTGTCCATAACTTTTCCATGATACCATTTTAGCACATTTTTCAGCGAAAATGGAACACTTTACGGGAAAAAAATAAATTTATTTTTTCCATAATCCCCAAACACCGCAATTACCAATGCTTTCAGCGCATAATTCAGCAGCCTTTTTTTCTGTTGATATTCATCTTTTGGCATCTTCTTACGGTCAATATATCGCTCCTTTATCAATGTTCTGTTGGTATCATCAAGCTGTGATATACCGGCATCGATAATATTGATACGGCGCCTTAGCTGATTGATTTTAGGTTCCAGCTCTTTTATTGCTTCTTTTTCGAAATCCATATCATTCACAGCTTTTTCTACACAGTTGAGTTCGTCCGTTCCCCCGGGCACAAAAGGACCGTAATTGGGTACAACTTTGACG